GTGGTGATGTTGCAGATGCCCGCGGGGGTAGAACCAGTGCGGCCTGCGTTAACGCCGATGCCGACGTTGTTAACGCCCGTGGTGTTGCAGCGAAGGGCGCTGAGGCCGGAGGCGGTGTTGTTGGAGCCCGTGGTGTTGCTGAAGAGGGCGTTGAGGCCGGAGGCGGTGTTGCTGGAGCCCGTGGTGTTGCTGAAGAGGGCGCTGGACCCCGAGGCGGTGTTGTTGCCGCCCGTGGTGTTGCTGCAGAGGGCGCTGAAGCCGGAGGCGGTGTTGCTGGAGCCCGTGGTGTTGCTGCGAAGGGCGTTGAGGCCGGAGGCGGTGTTGTTGAAGCCCGTGGTGTTGCAGCGAAGGGCGCAGGACCCCGAGGCGGTGTTGCTGCCGCCCGTGGTGTTGCTGCAGAGGGCGCTGGACCCCGAGGCGGTGTTGAAGCTGCCCGTGGTGTTGCTGCAGAGGGCGTAGGACCCCGAGGCGGTGTTGCTGCCGCCCGTGGTGTTGCTGAAGAGGGCGTTGAGGCCGGAGGCGGTGTTGCTGCCGCCCGTGGTGTTGCTGAAGAGGGCGTTGAGGCCGGAGGCGGTGTTGCTGGAGCCCGTGGTGTTGCAGCAGAGGGCGTTGAGGCCGGAGGCGGTGTTGTTGAAGCCCGTGGTGTTGCTGCAGAGGGCGCTGGACCCCGAGGCTGTGTTGTTGCCGCCCGTGGTGTTGCAGCGAAGGGCGTTGGTCCCCGAGGCGGTGTTGCTGCCGCCCGTGGTGTTGCTGCAGAGGGCGTTGGTCCCCGAGGCGGTGTTGCTGCCGCCCGTGGTGTTGCTGAAGAGGGCGCTGTTCCCCGAGGCTGTGTTGTTGGAGCCCGTGGTGTTGCAGCGAAGGGCGAAGGACCCCGAGGCGGTGTTGCTGGAGCCCGTGGTGTTGCTGCAGAGGGCGTTGAGGCCGGAGGCGGTGTTGCTGGAGCCCGTGGTGTTGCTGAAGAGGGCGCTGGACCCGGAGGCGGTGTTGAGGCCGCCCGTGGTGTTGCTGCAGAGGGCGCTGAAGCCGGAGGCGGTGTTGCTGGAGCCCGTGGTGTTGCTGCAGAGGGCGCTGAGGCCGGAGGCGGTGTTGTTGGAGCCCGTGGTGTTGCTGAAGAGGGCGCTGGACCCCGAGGCGGTGTTGCTGGAGCCCGTGGTGTTGCAGCGAAGGGCGCAGGACCCCGAGGCTGTGTTGCTGGAGCCCGTGGTGTTGCCAATAAGAGAAAAAGCACCTAATGCCACGTTCGACGTGCCAACAGGATAATCCCCGTCCAGCTTGATCGTGCCGTTGGCCTCGAGGTTCGTGAACGTGCCGGCCGCGGCACTCGCTCCGCCGATGGTCGCGCCGTCGATCGTGCCGCCGTTGATGTCGGTTGTGGTCAAAACAGACGAGGCCACCGTCAGCACGCCAGTGCTGTTGGCAATCGTGGCAGACGCCGTGCCGTCCTTGGCCTTGATGTTCGTGACCTCAAGGTTGGTGGTGTCTACAGTCGTGGCGTTGACCGTGCCAGTGAACGTGGGGCTTGCCAGCGGAGCTTTGGTACCCAACTGCGTCTGGATAGCTGCAAGGTCTTCAGCCGCTACCGACACATACACCACAGCAGTACCTGACAGGTTGATAGCTGCGTCAGCGTTGGAACTCTCAAGCACCGTGCGTGACAACGTAGTCCCAGAGGCCGTGTAGGTGCCCGAACCAATCTCCCAAGCTGTGCCATCTTCAATGACGTAGCGAACCACATCAGCGTCAACCACGCCAGCATCAGCAAAGGTCTGGTAGCCACTCTCAGCAGAGCCAAGCGTGATTGTGCCAGTGCCAGTTGTAGCAGTGGATACTTTTGCTCTATTTACGAGAGTGACCATTGTTTAGTTAACCTTTAAGCAGGATCAGGGATTCCGATCACCCCGCGTGCTTCAAGCTATGCGAATGATCGCCGTCGAAGCATCAGCGGTAGGCATGACAATCTGGAAGTCACCGGCGGTCGACGTCTTGTCGGCACCAAAGTCCAGCACAGCGACGGTTGGATCGCCAGCAGCGGTGTCGTTGTAAATCAACGCGCCGCGCGCCGTGATCGTGGCCGAGGTGAAGGTCAGGTCATCGAAATCCGTGAACGCCGTGGTGCCGCTCGTCGTGGGCGTGACGTTGGTCAACGCACCGCCGCCCGCAGCGTAAGAGCCGGAGTTCGCAACCTCGTTCGTGGCCGTGTAGGCCGTGGTCGCAGCCGTAAACGAAGCACTGTTCGTGTACAGCGCCAGCTTAAAGGTGTCGCCGGTCGATGTCGTGAAGTTGTGCACAGCTTGCAGGATTTCCTGCTTGAAGGATGTGCAAAGGAAATTTCCAGAAAAACTCACGGGGAGCCTCCATCAGTTAGGGCGGCGGCTTTTCTTTCTTGCCACCACAGTTTCATGCGCTCAGACTGCGCCTCGCAATTTTCCTGTTGTACCGCCCGCATGCGGGCAATAGTTTCAGGGGAGTGTTTTTTCCCGTACCTGTGGGACTCCTCGGTCGGAAGACCTTTGTTCCACGTCCTGTGGCCGGGCTTAAACTCCGTGTCTGGAGACACACTACCACGAGCCTTCGCAGAAGCCGACATTTTTTTCTTAGAGTGCTCCGAGTACCTAAAGCTGCGGCGCATCTCTGCCGCGCGTTGACGTTCGGAATCAAAAATACGGCTCTTGTTGCTGGCTAGTCGGCCCATGAGGATAAAGGCCATCCAAACCCCCAAGGCCTTGGGATGTATTCGGACCAACAACTTATGCGCAAGAAAATGCTCCCTCGCGGTTAGGTATACCAAGTTGCTACTTTGGTCACCCCCACCGAGGCACCTAGGGACGATGTGATGGCGCTCCATGTAGCCTTGGCGAGAGCGGTCGCGAGCGCGCTCGATCAGTTCGTCATAGACAGCAACATAGTCCACCTCACAGTCCCCTTATGAGTTCGGCCAGTTCAGGATGGCCTGCGTCCGTCAGCGCATTATACACTGTTGTGCGGTCACTGCGAACCGTTTGTTTCATATACTGCTCTACGACAACAGCAATCTGCTTTTGGAACGCCACGGCTTGCTCCCGCAGTGCGGGGTGCGCGGTTTCCGAAACGCTGACAATCTTCTGGGCCGCCTGCTGCGCAAGCTCCTCAGTGCTAAATCCGCGGCCGCTGGTTGTTCGAACCCCCACGGCGCCGATGTCCATGAAACCCAAACTCATTGCTTCGCCCTAATCACTTGGCCAGTGCGATACTGGTCCGTTGTTTCCTTGGCCTCGCCCAGCAGCTTGATGCCGACAATGGACTCTTGCAGGCGCTTTTCATATCCGGCCAGCACGTCCTGCTCGCCCTTCATGTAGATGTACGCCTCGATCAGAGACCCATACAGCATGGCCATCGGAGCGTTCGTGGCCAGCCACGTCGTGCCCGAGTCAGCCAGCTCCGTGATGCTCTGCGGCCGGTACAGGTAATGCAGCTCCATTGTGTAGATCGCATCCGGCGTCGGGGACAGCAGGAAGTAGTCCACGTCAAACTGGCCGTAGTACTTCGGTTCGCCGGTGGTCGACTGCGAGGGCGTGTACTCTTGCAGGAACGAGATGTCCTTGAAGTCCAAGAACTCTTTCGCGCCACCCACATCAGTGCGGATGCTCAGTGAGTACGGCGCCAAGAAGTCCGCAGGCACCGCCAGATACGGATTGCCGTTGTCGGTGAACGCCGTGGCGTTCTTACGGAACAGGCTCAGCTGCACCTGCTTGAGGATGCGCTCTTCGGCCTGCCTGATGAACAACGGGATATTGGTGACGAAACTGCTTTCGTCATTCTCCGTGTAATCTATGATGGCCTGCTTCAGCTGGCCGTATGTAAAGCTCATGTTGCCACCACCGTAACTTGACCGACCTTACCGAAAGCCTGGACGGGGAGCAACCCTGGCGCCTCCACCAACGGGACTCCTACAAAAACAAGCAACGGTTCCACAATATCGGGCCGCGGATCGCGGAGCGCCTGCGGATCAACCACTTTTCGACGCGGCTCCAGCTGGGGATGCTTCGGCTCCCATTCGTCAAAGCCTACCAACGCCCCCGTCCACTCTTTCTTCATTCGCGACAAAAGGTATCGAAACCCCGAGCGATCAGAAATGCCGTATGCGTTCTTGCCTGTTGCAAATTTTCCCATGATCACATTCCGCTGTAACCGAAACCGGGCTCAATCCGCAAAGACGCCCGATCACGGTCCTCGGACATCGCGCGCTCCATCTCTTCCTCGTAAACCGCTTTCAGCAGCTGCGTGCGTTGCGGCGACCGCTTCAAGGACAGGTAGTAAGCCAAGCCGGCCGCCAAGGCAGGGTAAAACCGAAACGGCATGTCCACAGTATTTGTCGCGCTTGACGCGTCATCCATCCGCACCAAACGGTCCAGAATAATGACGTCCGTGTTATTCTCCGGCGTGGGCCAAAGCTGCAAAACAGGGTTCGTGCTGCGCGCCACGAAAAACTGCGAAGGGCGCCCCTGGGTAGACTTGTTGGGGGTGTTCAAATCCGTGTCGCGGCTCACGCGGGCCATGGCAAAATCCGTCCCTGTCCGATGGACAACGGCGGAAAGCACGTCAATCGTTTCTGCGCCAAGGGCGTACTCGCGCGTCCCGACGATCAGGGGCACAGTGGTCCGCTGGATCGTCCACTGGTTCAGGCCACGATTGGCCCATTCTGCCAGCATCAGGTTCAGGGACCTCTTGGCGGTCTTCAGGTCATAGCCCGTCCGGACCTCCAAGCCGCAGCGCTCGAAAGCCTCTTCGATGTATTCGGTGACATCAAGCTCAAATACGGCAGTGCCGGAGAGGGTCATGGCTTACTTCCTAAATTTGGCCGTCTTCTTGGCGATCTTCTTGGGCTGCGCCACAAACTGCTTGCCCTTGCGCGTCCCTTCGCGTTTCGCGCGGGACGTTGCAGCGTATTCGGAAGGGCTGAGAGCGTCACGCGCCTTTTTTGGCAGGTAACGCTCGCCCGTTGCTTTCGAGCCCTGGGTGGACGGCTTTCCGGATTTTGTTCCCCAGTCAGCATCCCCCCAATCCTTCAGGCTTTTCTGCGGCTTTTTCACTTCTTATTCTTGGCGCCGCGCATCATCTTTTTCTTGGCCGCGCCGCCCTTTTTCATGCCCATGGGCATGTCGACCGCACCGCCGCCCATCATCTTTTTTGTGCCCATAGGCATGTCAACAGCACCGCCGCGCATCATTTTCTTTGCTGCGCCACCGCGCATCATCTTACGAGGTTTCATTGCCATGGTTCAGTCTCCGTTTGCGGTTGACGACGAGTGCTTCATACTCGTCTGGGGGATACACGTCATAATAGCCTAAAGGCTGCAGCCTGTCACTAGCGGCGACGACCTGCGCCAAATCCTGTACAAACAGCATTGCGTAGTCTTCAGAGACCTCGCTTTGCCACTCGTTGTCCGTCAGAAAGTCCAGCTCTGCGTCGTCCGCATCATAGTCAGGGTGGAACGTCATGCAGTGCAGCTGAGGGAACGCCGTGTTGAGTTCTTCGGACAGCGCGTGCAGCGCGCCCGCCTCGGGTAGATCGAACGTCGCAACGATCAGCAGTTCCTTGCCTTGGGCGCGGAACTCTTCGCAATGCTTGCGCGCATCGCTCATGATGTCGTCAGTCTCGACCACAAGGACCGCGTTATCCCGCCACGCCTTACGCGCGTAAGGACAGGGCGGCAAGCCGCGCAGGTGCTGATTCGGCACCTCGAGGACCTCACGGGACCAAGACCGCAGGTCCTGCTCAATCACGGTAGCCCCCGCCTTTAGCCGCGTACTGCTTGGCCAGCATCTGAGCCTTGCGGGCCGACCACTGCCCTGGGGCGCCGCCCTTGCCGCCAGACTTGATGCTGTTGAACAAGGACTTGCGCATGCTGGGCTTGGTGTAGTTGCCCGCCTCGTTGACCTTGGACTTCGCTTCGCCGCCCTTGGCCATCCGCTTTGCAGGAGGCTTGGCGACCTGTTGCTTCATATTTGATCTGGATATGGGCATATCAGCATTTCCACTTTTTTAACGACAGCGCCTTACGCGTCGGTTTCCCCTTGGCATCTTTCATCGGACCGGGCATTCCGCCCATCCTGGAGCAAAAGCTCTTCTTCCGGGCAGCGTCCTTCTTGTTCTTTGGGTTCGGCGCGGGTGGTTTGAGGTTCATGCCTTGCTTTTTGGCGGAAGCCCTTCCCTTGGCGTTGAGGCCGCCCGTTTTTGCCTTGCCTTCAGACCTTTGCCATGCGGGAGTCTTTGCCATCAGCGTATTTCCTCGGTTACGCCAGCTCGAAGTGTGGGCCGTCAATGAAGGGGCGCTTCCCCTGACTGCGGCGCAAATCTACATAGGCGTTCATGGCTTGCTCCAT